TGCCGGATAATGAAGTACCAGGCATTCTTCAATGCCGTTGGCCTGGTCAATCAGCGCCGCCAGCACGAAGTCGGGTAAAGCGATGCCCTGCCCGGTCAGGTACTGCTGTGCCTGTTCCTGTGAAACCATGACAGACTCCTGAAATAAGACGCCCCGCCGGAACGGGGCATAAAAAAACCGCTTTCGCGGCGGTTATTCAGCAGGGAACAGGTTTTCAAGCTCGCCAGGCGGCAGCAGCTCCGAAAGCTTTTCCGCACCCAGATTGCCTTTGAACTCGATCCCCAGTTCTTTCAGGCGTTCAGCAATGATTTCTTTACGGGGTTTCACATCAGTGCCCGCGCCCGGTGTTGCCGGGATAAGTTCACCGCCCGCTTCCCCCTGCATCAGGCGAAGATGAGATTCCAGCGCTGGATGAACTTTATCCAGAACCAGCACATCCCCAACCTTAACGCCATGCCAGCCACGTATGACTTCAAACTTCGGCATAATTTCTCCTTAAGCCAGATTTGCGCCGTAGACAACGCCGGACAGGCCATCGTCATCGCGTTTAATCTGCAAACCTTCTGCAGACATAATCTGGAAGTTGTAGTTGCTCTGTGGCATCGGACGAGGCAACGGAACCACCCCGACCGCCATCCCTACCAGCGGCGTGATCACATCCTGACGACGTTCATACGCCAGGAATTCATTACCGGTTAGTGCATAAGTCTGGCGGATATCTTTCACCGGCATAAATTTGCGGATGGCGTCCAGGACATTGCCGCTGATTACGGCGTTCGCGCCGCTGCCGACTTCAATGGTGTACGGCTTCGACAGATTCGCCATGATTTCAGCGCTCAGCCACAGCACATCGTACGCAGTGACTTTGTTGGCGCGGGCGGTGATACCAAACGGTCCTGTTGGGCCGAAGAATGCCAGTAGCTGCGCCGGCGATTCCGTGGTCAGGTCGATATTCGCTCCCCCGGCACCGGAACCGAGGTTAATCTTGGCGGTGTTACGATGGTTGCGCATGCCCTGGGCCGGATAGTTCTGCACCTGAATGGTCGGGTTGCCGTCGAGATAGCCTTTAACGCGACGTTTATGGAACTTGCGCATCTTCGCCAGTTGCGAATCCAGCACCAGGTCAATACCGACGGTATTGAGGCCCGCAGCAAGACGCCAGTTCACACCATAACCTGCGGTATAAACCGGGATCGGGTCGCCATCGCTGCCGTATTCGGTGTGGTCAAAAGAAAAAGGTGGCTGACCATCCAGACTAACCTGCACATCATCGGCGATGTCGCCAACGACGTTATACAGCTTGGCTGTCTTGCCAATCGGCAAAACTGTCTGTACACCCATCAGATCGTTGACGATTTCCATCCCGATTTCCTGATCGCGCAGCTGGATGACCTGTCGGTCGATTTCAGCCCAGAATTCACGACCGAGACCGTCACCAGCCAGGGCATTCGCCGCCAGCATTTCAGGCGTCATGAGATTACGGTTTACCGCCATCATGGCGCGGTGCTGGGCATCCCACATGTTACGGTTAGCCCACAGCTCATTCCAGTGCGTGCGCAGGCGGCTGTTGGTCGCCAGTGTTTCAGCAGAAAAATACATTGA